TTCGGGCGGCGCGGCCCATGTAAACCCACCCCGCGCGGTCAAACGCGAGGCGGGGAGAGGAGGAGAGGTCTACAACTTGACGATCTTGTTTGCGTACCCGTTGGCGTGCAGTTCAACCTCATCGACGCCAAGGGCCATTACCTGCCGGTGGAACTCGCGCCACGAATACAGGTAACCTTCCATGAACGCCTTTCGCACGGCCAGCCATTGCTGGTAGGTTTGTTCACCAGTGCCATCCGTGGCACTCGGCTGAGGAGTCGCCGGGGCGTCGTGCCCGATCTTCGCTTCGGTTGCGAGCGTTGTGCGGCGGACCTGGGCCGCTTGCTCCTGCTCGATGGTCGTGTCGTCTACTTGGTGTTCAGTTGCCATCTTGCCTCCCATCTACCTTCGCATCCCCCGCATCCTGCACCGGATCGCGCGGCATGTCTCGCGACCACAAGCACGCATCGCACACAACCGTCCCCAACGCAACGCGCGTCGGGGAGTCACAGTCGGGGCAGTCGAGTGGTTCATGTATCAAAACCCCACCGCGCCGCATCCGACGCGATGAAGTGAGTCGCGCTACTGCGCGGATGTGACGGGTTTGTTGAGGGCTGCGATGAGGGCGTCGGCGTGTCGCACAGACAAGGCACTAATTCTGTCTGCGTCGCCAGCCAATCCGTTGGGGTGTCCGTTCGCGCAATACCCCTGCATCGCCATCGCCGCGAACTGCTGGTGAATGGTCATCGTGCTTGCGTTCTGCGAACCGTCGCACGCAGGCCGTGGGCGGTCGAGGTCCTTCACGATGTCTGCGGTGTAGTCGCTCACTTCGCACCCCCTGCGGCGCGGAACGCGGAGAGGGCTTGCTCGAAGTCCTTGCGGATTTCTTCGCCCAGAATCTGGCGACCAGTAACAACGAATGTCATGTCGTTTGCCTTCGCAGCGTCTGACACGCACCTCGCCAACTCCCTCGCCGCCCTCACAAACTCAGCGGGGTTGGGGATGCCGGTGAGGGCGTTGACGCAATCAACGCACCGAGAGGCATTGATCTGGCCGATGCGAACCCCGTATTCGCTCGCGTGTTCTGAGTCGCCCTGCTCGTCGTTGTTGCAACGCTGAAAAAACGATGCGATTGGCGTGCCGCCTGTGATCGTCTGCGGGTGACTGCGAACATAGCACAAGTCAGAGCCACCAACAAACCAAGGCTCAGGCGTCTGCTCGTAGTCGAATTGCAATCCCGTGTATTGCGGCTTGTTCACTTCACACCTCCCAAAACTCTCTCAGCCCTCGCCTCGCGCCAAGCGAGAACGTCCCGCTCGCGCCATTGCATCCTCGTTCCGATCTGCACGCCTCGCGGGAACCCGTACTTCTTGATCTGGTGTTGCACGGCTTGGTACGGGTGTTTTCCGGTATACCCAAGGAACTCCCGTGCAACCTGCCCCACGTCCAAGAACCTTCCCACAAGCGTTTGGCTCGTCCGATCACTCCCAATCATGGGCAGAGTGTATAGAAAACCCTAGACAAAGCAAGGACTTTCCTATACATTTCTAGCCGGGACTGTGCATCCTCTTGTCGTTCTTGGACTTGCGTTGACAAAAATGTTGGCTGTCCTTCCATCACGCATGGATGTTGGCGATGTGCTGCGGGAACTCCGCAACCGCGCAGGGATGTCGATACGCGAGGTGAGCAAATCGCTCCGCGTGTCGCATGGCCTCATTCAGCAGAAGGAAGTGGGCACAGTCAAGATCAAGCCGCAGGAACTGGAGGAATGGGCGGCGTTACTTGGGTCTTCGGCGGATGTGGTTCTGTCGAAGGCCAACAAGAAGCAGGCGAGGATGGTCCCGCTGCTGACGGAGGTACAGGCTGGACGCCTGATCCGCAGCGCGGAGGATGTGGGGTGGACCTTGCAGGACGCAGACAGGTTCGTCGAAACAACCGCAACCGTGGCCGTTGATGCGTTTGCCGTGGAGGTTCAAGGGGACAGCATGGCCCCGCGAATCAGACCGGGCGACATTTGTATCTGTGAGATGTTGAAGGAAGGCGATGAGAACCGGCTGACAGACGGTCGGCTAGTCGTCGCCTGGATTTCGCCAGCCCCCGCGAAGAGCGGCGGGTCTTGGATGGGCGGGCCTGTCATTGGCCGATGGACTTCTCGCGGGGACGGGATGATTGAACTCCGCAAGGACAACCCCGAGAAGCAGGCCGTGGTGGTGCCAGCGACGTACGAACGGGTGCCGCGTATCGCGGTGGTGGTGGAGTTGAAGAGCCTGAACCCGTGAAGCCGCACCAAAGCCGCAGATAAGCCGCACGGCAATGTAACATTACATCGACAGTTGAAAAGTTTGTGCGCTTTTTGTGCGCATTCTGCCTCTGTTAGTCTAGGTTAGTCTCGTTTAGTCTGCGACTAATCGGCCTTGCCGACTCAAAAACGCCATTCCTGCCCTACTGCGAGGGGGTGTCCAATGCCTTACGAAAGCATCGCTCTACCGCTGAGCTAAGGTGGCAAGCCCTTATTTTCCAGCCACTTGCGCGACTGGCTCCGGGTTTTGTGCGCCGTCCTGTGCGCATTTTTCACCCGTTTTTTCCCCTAACGCCGCGATAGCCTTCGGGGACGATGTAACCAACGAGGCGATTCTATCCATCGGGAACCGCTCGTAGTAGTATTTCTTCACGGTTTCTTCGGTGTCGCCCAACGCCTCCGCGACCAGTTGGAACGAGGCCCCGCCGCGTATCCAGTCCGTAGCCAATGACTTACGCAACGTGTGGAGGGGCTTGCCGTAGTCCGCAATGCCCGCCTCGATCCTGGCCTTGTCGATGATGCGGGCGTGGTGTTCGCGGAAGCCACGGCAAGGCCCGTCGTCGTAACTCTCGTCCTGCGCCTTGAGCAGCAGCCCCGCGAGGGTTGCGTCCATTGGGGCGAAGCGGTCCCGCTGCTTGGTCCCTCTGTCTGTGCGCCCGTTGTGCGCCCGGATGGGGATGTGGATGACGTTGTTGTGCCACTGCACATCGGTCCATCGCAGGTTCCGAATCTCCTCCCGACGCAGACCAGCCCGGCGAGCGATGCAGAACGCGAGGAACGCCGTGGGGTTGGTGATGTACCCGGCGATAGCGTCGGCCTGCTCTTGGGACACGTAGGACCATCCAGCCGCCCCGCCCGCCGCAATGTTCAGGGTGTGCGTCCGTAGGGCTTTCTTGGCGAACGGGTTGCGGGTCGCGAGGGGTGTGGAGCGATTGACGGCGAACTCGAAGACCACGCCCAGCCGGGCCACGATGCCCGCGATGGTGTTGGCCGACAACTTGTCTGAGTCGCGGCCCTTCGCGTCCCGCAGGTGGTTCACGAACTGGCGTGCGTGTTCCGCCCCCACGTCGCGAACGCGCTTGTTGCCGATGACGGAGATGAGCCGGTCGATAGCGGCAACCTGGTCGGCGAGGGTCTTCGCGTTGAGGTCCGTGCGTTCCAGCCGGTAGGCGTCACGCCACGCGAGCAGCGTCGTTGGGTCCACCCTCCCGACCATGACGCCACGCTCGGCAATGCGTTGGGTGGCCAACCGTTCGGCGTCCTTCTTGCCGCCGATGGTGGACTTGCGGCCCAGCGATTCACGCGAGCGCGTTCCATCGGGCAACTGATAGGACAGCTGCCAGTAGTCGCCGTTACTTCGCACTCGCATCGGTCGCGTCCTTCCTGTTGCCGGTGAGGTCGCGGTAGTGCGCCCCCTCCGGCGTGTTGTGCGTCAAAAACCGCGCGGCCTTGATCGGGTCGGCGATGCTGATAGCGGCGTGCAGGGCGAGCGTCTTCGGGACGGGCTTGCCCATGATCGCGGTCAACTTGTCGGCGAGGTCGTTGAGCGTGTCGTCTGTGCCCCATGACGGGGCCAGCATGTAGGTTGTGCGTTTGGTGGGCATAATCCGACCCCTCGCGTTTCGGCGAGGGGTGGGGTGGTTACTGGTTGCGAGCCTTCGCGATTGCGGCGCGGGCGGCGCACATGGCCTCCTGTTGCTCTGTTGTGCGGCCCTTGCCAAGATCGGGCAACCCCTTCGGCGTGACGCAGTGTTGAAGCACAGCCTGCAGAGCCGCCAGAAGATCGGGGGCGGCTTCCGCAAGATCGCCAACGCGAGATGCGTTGCTCTGGTTGTAGTGAACGTCCGTGTTGAGGATGACGCGGCAACTGCCCTCGTCGTCTTCTTGGACTTCGGAAACGCTGAAACCCCATCCCGCCGTGTGCTTCGCCTGCATGTCCTTTGTCATTGTGCACCTCCCTTAGCCTTCGCGATTGCGGCGCGGGCCATGATCGCGCCCTTGATCCAAAACTTGTCGGCCACGGGGAAGTTGGGATTCCCGCTCATCTCTTCGTAGTGCCTGACGACTTCTTCGCACGCCGCGAGCAAGTCGGGCGCGGAGGCAAACAACGCCGCCGCCCTTGGATTCTGGCAAATCGCGTAGATTGTCCACTCGTTGCCACTTTCTAGCGAACTCTCTGGAATGATGACGTAGTTTTGTGGGTAGTCGATGCCAGGGTGAGAGGCTTGTTTAGGGCCGCGAACCACAAGCGAAACGTCGCACGGGCTTGGTCCATTTTTGTAGGTCCCACTCAGTTTCAACTTTTCCATATCCGTCACCATCCTTTCCGCCGCGCGATTGTGTTCGCGGGCACTGTAACCCGGTGCCATTGCTGCCAACGCTGATGCGAGGGTTGGGGTCACTTGGCACCCCCCATCGCCCGCTCGACCTTCCGCCAGTACGCGACCGTTGCGGCCTTGCGGTGTCCGCGTGGACCGCCGTTCCAGTTCCGCGCCACCTTCTCCGCATCTCCGCATCGGGCGTAGTGGTCCGAGTAGACCCGGAACATCTCGCGCGACTTCGCGGGGTCCAGGCGGTCGGCCAAGGTGTACCGATCCTGGCCCAAGATTCGATTCACGTCCTCGACCATGATCGGGTGAATCTGGAGGATGCCGACAGCCTTGCCGCCGTCGCCAACCGCGTCCGCCCGCCCGCTGGACTCGACCATCTCGATTGCGGGGAGGACTCTGGCATACCGATCCGCCTTGCCCGCGCCGAGCGCGAGGAAAGCCAACGCTGTGAGTGCTAACGTACGTCGCATATGTCTGCTCCTGAGACTGTGCCGCGCCCCCGGTCCTGCAAGACGCGGGGGCACTTCATTGAACTGGTCGGACGTTCCGGCCAGTGAAACCCGCCTGGCGTCGGTGGACGCGAGGCGAGGGGTGGTCAATCACAGTCAACCGTGTTGATCGCCTTCTCGATCACTTCGCATATCCGGGTGTCGTGGTTTTCCGACTTCTCCGCCGCCAAGTCACGCGCCCCCTCTATCGTGACGCGCCGACCAAACAACCGCCACTTGCCCCAGTTAGCATTGAAAACCCACACTTCGTAGTACGTTCTTGGCATTCGCGTGAACTCAGGCATTTTGCGCCTCCAATTGACGTTGCATCGCGTCCCATCCGCAGGGCGAGGGGTTTGCGGCGACAACGCCCAGTATCCCCGCGTCCCCGCTGGCGATTATGCCCGCGTCGGCGTAGGTGTCGATCAAGCCGTTGCACAGGTCCGACGCGAGCCGGAATAGTGAACACACTGCGACACACTCCCAAGGCGACACAAGCGAACGCTTGATGCAAACCAGATACTTTTCGCGTTCCATCGTTTGCTCCTCTGCTGCAACATTTTCCAACTATCCGCCATTTTCCGACGCCGGAAACTATGGCATTTTGGGAAACCCGCGCCGTCCTGTGGGGAGGGCGCGAGGGGTGGGGGGTATCAGGCTGCGTAGCGTTCCCGAATCTGCTTGCAAGCGACCAGATACCCGGCCATCGCGTCCGAATCGGTGTCAAACCAACGCACTGACGGGGCACTGTCCATGCCCGCAGGCCAGTGAATTGACACGGCAAGCCGACCCCTAGCCCGGCGAACCTTGACGGAAATTTGCGCCCGGTCCTTGGTGGTGAAGTGTTCTTCGCAAACGGTTTGAATCGTGGTCATCTTCGCTGCTCCCGGCCCTGCAAGGCCAACCCACCCGAGCCACAGTATATAGCACTGCATCGGTCAATGCAAGCCACTTCGCCAATATCTTGGCGTTTTTCTCACACTTTTTCGTTTGCTGCGATTGAACAGGCACCAAACATCTAGCAAGTCGGCCACAGACGCGGGCACGGGGCTAGCGTGGTCCATGTCCTCCCATCCTGTCTCATTGCCAGTCGGGAGGAAGACCGTTCGCACGATGCCTCCTAGTGCTTAGGTGCTTTGGTGTGCCACGAGGTACAAAGTTCGTCCAGCACCACAAGCAAGTCGGCAACCCGCATCGTTCGCGGGATAGTGCGTTTCTCTTCGTGTGCGTGGTCGTCGTGGAAGATTCGGAGCACGTACGCGCCTTCTTCGGGCATGAGCATCGACCACGACAAGCCGCGCGATGCGGCTATCGCGTCCATGCCCGCCTCGACCGTGATGGCCTGCTCGGGGCTACCTAGTTTGTGTTGCTGCTGCTTCTGCTTGTGGTTGCGACGTGGATTGCGGGACATAGAAACGTGCCCTCCGCTTGTGGCCGTTGATGTAATCGACGCCTTCAACTTCTCGCATCTTGCCCGTCGCCAGCAGTTCGGCTATACGCCTCTCTGCGACCGTGCGACCAACGCCCCACGTTGCACCCACCTCCGCGAGCGTTAGCCCGCCCTCCGGCCTCGTGGTCCTCGCGGGGGCAAGTTCACGCCACAGCCGCTCAACGCTGGGATTCTGGCAGGTACTTGATAAAGGTCCTGACATGCGCAAACTCCTTTGGTTCGCAGTTGCGGTAGTCCAGCACTACGCCGCCGACGCACGGCACCTCCGCGCGGCTCGCCTTCTGTGTGTGTCTGTCGATGCCCTTCCACGAGGGAGTACGCAAGGCCATGCCACCGCACTGACCCTGTGCCACGCTGTATTGGTGCCCGTGTGCGACCGCGAGAACGTCGGGCGGTCGCTGGCCACAGTTGACCGCCTCTAGCCGCGTGTCTGCCATGTGATTGGCAACGGCACCTTCGGCTGTCCAGCGTCGGCCAGGTACGCCCGAGTGATGCCGTGCCCAGTGCATTAGCCCGTTGACCTCGAAGCGTGCGGTGTCGTGCGTGATGCTGTTCTTCGCGCGGATGACGTTCAGCCCCTGCGCTTCCAGTTGAACGCCTAGTTCGTCCTCATCGTCCCATGTGTGGCATTCGGTGCCACGCACGAAGTAGATCGGCCCGGTTGCCAGCGGTGCCAGCATCATCGCAGCCCATCGGGTTTGTTTCGTCCATGAGGACGCAGTAAGTTCGCGACCGCCGTGGTGGATGCCTTCCATCGCGTCACCGTTCACAACGGTAATGACGCCCGTGCCGAACGTGTCTCGCGTCCAGTCGCAGAAGTCGGCCCATTGGACGCGGACCCAATCACGGAACCACGCGGCCCGCTCGATGGTGTCTTCGTCGGGCGGGCACCAGCCCCAGATGGAGCCGACGTGCATGTCGGATACGAACACTACTACGCGGTTCCCTTCGCCCATACTTTGCTCCTAGAGGCCCAGACCCATTCGCATAGAGATGCGATTGCGACGGAACAACGTGGACGGGTCGGCCCCGCGTTGCATGAGAGCGACCCAATCGGTAGCCCATTGCAGACTGCCCGCTGTGTTGAAGTGGATGTAGTCGTTACCAACGCCGCTCAGGTACGTCGCTCCCCACTCGGGCAGGTCGCCGTACTTCTCGCGCCACTCCAGCCCCATCGGAACGTGCCAGTAGCCCGCGCCCTTGGACTGGACCCAAGACGAGAACGTGTTGCGGATGTTGTCGTACTTCACCTGCTCAGTCACGGGGTTGTACGAACCCAACGCGGCCTGTGAAGCGTCGTGCGTGCTAATCAACTCGACGCCAATGTCGGCGGGGTTCTTGCCCGCTGCGGTGATTGCTGCGATGTGCCGCGCGTCCCAAGCGTTCAGTTGCGTCGTCGTCGGCGTGCCGTTCTGACCGATCATCAACGTGCGGACCTTGATGGGGCAGTGGGTGTAGAACGCTGTCAGAAGAGCCGCGTTGTAGAACCGCGTATCGGCGTCGGGATCGGATACCCCCGTGCCGCCGTCCGCGTAGGCGTGCCCGCTCAACCTCATGCCGCCCGTGCCGAAGTAGATGAAACCGAACTTGTTTGTCACCGTGGGCAGTCGCAGGTATCGCAGCAGTTGGTTTGCGGTGCGTCCCACTTCTACCGTCGTCGGCGAGTTCCAGTATTGCGTCGAAATCAGCAGCGTGTTCGTGCCGTTGCCTGCTGCGAACGATGCGGAAATCGAGTGGTTGATTGCCCCAGCCGTGCCCGAACTGTGATCGGTTGCGGTGTTGATGCGTTCAACGCGGGTCGGGTTGGTGGTGTCCGCGACGAGGAACCGCGCGTTCGTGATGCCGTCCGCGAAGTGCGTGCGGAACTCGCCAGCCTGGACGTTCTGATTGCGAATCCAATCCACGCCGAAGGAGGCAGGGCGGAACTCGGTGTTCAAGTTGCTGGCGAACGAGCCTTGGTCCGCGTTGTACGCGATGTGGTTCGTGCCGAACCCGTTGTTCCCATTCGCTGCCGTGTAGCCCGCTGGATAGGCCCCGCCGGGCAGGATGGTTGTTGCGACCGTGGGCAGGCTCGTGAACGTCTGCCCCGTCTGATTCACGTCCGACCCGGTTGAACAGTGCGACCCGAGAAGGCCCCATTGGAGCGTGGTGTTCTTGACCAGCCCGTGTAGGATGCGGTCGCCCGTGTTGGGTTCGCTCAGGCTGTCTCCCATCCACAAACGAACGGCTTGCAGGTTTGCTTGTGCTGCTGCGGCGTCGCCGACTACGTATGCCATTATTCGTTCTCCCCCATCTTGCCACGCCACCACGCAATCAGCGCGCTAGCGGTCCACTGGTCAGCCCATGCACCACGCCGATTCCGCGCCGCGAGTTGTGCGAACGTCCGGCCCGCCAACTCTGGCGCGAAGATGTAAACGCCGTGGCCTTGCAGGTAATCCGTCAGCGTGGGCGGTACCCACTGGTCCTCGCTCTGGTTGTGCCAGCCGTTGTTCGCCAGCGACGAACGCGGCGGAACACTGACAGCAGACCGATCATCACGAACGGCACTAGGCGCGAGGTGTGATTCGATGCTGAGGCGAGGGTCGTAGATGGTGTTTCCGGCAACGGTCCAAGATTGCAGAGCCGGCCCCTGCAACCAAAACACCGCGCCCTGATCGGCCCCCGCGCTTTCCGGAGATACTCGCCAAACAACATTGCCCGTGACCTGTGCGCCCTTCGCACGGTCCAGCCCAATCGAGAACGAGCGGGGTTGCCCGCCAATGTCGCCCCCGCCGATGATGAGGCAATCGCGAATGGCCCCGGTCCAGTCGTCGTTAGGCCCGGCCTGTGCGTGCCCGCCCGTGATGCCTAGTGGGTTGTTGATTGCAACGGAACCGATGACACTCTGCGAACCGCCCCGCAACTGCCAGCCCGTAGCGGAGTTTTCGACGGCAATCGAGTCGTACCACATGCCATCGCGGACATTGGGGACGCCGTAGTACCCGTGGTTGAAGACGGTTGCGGGCGCGTTGTTCGCCTCGCTAAACCCGTTGGCATAGAGCGTGACTTGGTGCCAGCGAATACCAGACACAGCCGACGCGAACGCGCCTTGTGAGTGGCCGTCAGCCGACCACGAACCCACAACAGATGAACGGCTCACGATGACATGGCGAATGGGATCGGCTGCGGACTCGCCTTGAATGACGATGCCGCCGCCGAAGCCCGTCACCGCACAGTCATCAATGACGATGTTCTCGCGACCCTCTGAACCCTTGCCGTAGAACTTGATGCCATTGCCACGCCGGCCGGCGTCAGTGGTGGGGTTCTCAATGTCCAGGCCGATGATGCGAATGTTGCCCGCGTAGAACAACGCGCCGTCGCCACCGTTGGCCGGACGGATGATCGGACGCGGCAAGGCGGGATTGTCGTCGGGATCGGCTGCGATGAATCCGGGGTATTTGGCCGTGCCCGAGACTTGCCACGCGCCGTACTCGCCCGTGATGCTCTGGTCAACAAACTCGCCGCGTCCGATGATGACTGCCCACGGTCGCCCACTGTTCGCAGCTGCCAACGCCCGCTTGTGTGCCTCGATGAACGTGCGAACCGGCTGGCCCTTCGTGCCCGTCGCGGTGTCCACGCCATCGGGATCGACGTAGACCCACACGGCCTGCGGGTACTTGGGAACCGGATACCAACCGTTCGGGCATTGCCCGCCGTTCACCGCGAGGCGGAATGCGTCAACGTCTGCGGGGTCGAACATCACGCCATCGCCGTTGAAGTCGATTGAATCACAGTTGCCCGTGGGACAAGGCCCCTCAGAGAAGGCCGCGAGAAATGCGGCCATGTCGGATTCGGGGTCGGTGTACCCGTTGTTGTCAAAGTCAGTATCGCAGAGCGATTCCTGTGCGACGGTTACGGGCGAGATTGTGAGGATGGTGGCGAGGGCGGCGTTTGAAACCACGAGTAGACCTCCTGAACCAGAAGCAACAGGAACCCGGACCCGATGAAAACGAGAACCTTGGCTGTGGTTGCCCACTTCTGTTCAAGGTCGCGAACGCGGATAAGCAGGCCCTTTTCAGGCTCGCTGGCCGAAACTACGTGCTTGTGTACCTCATCAACCTTTGCGGCAACGTCTTGCATGTCGTCACGAATGCCATGCACTTCGCGCATCACTTCCGATAGGGAAGGCTCGCGAGGGTCGCCATCATCCACTAGGCCCTTTCGGTTGTTACTCACTCTTGCCCCCGGCGAGCTTGCCAATCAGGGACTTCAAGAGCGCGGCCTGTTCGGACTGGTCCCAAGTTGCATCACGCTTCTCGGCTTCCTTGTTGGCGTCAGACTTGGCCTCATCCCATGCCTTGTCCTCTGCCTTCTTCATGCGCGAGCGAACCGCGTAGCCTCCACCGATGCCCAGCAGGGCAAGCAAGGTGGGGTCGCTCAGCAGCCCGGCGAATGGAGCGGCGGCGGGGACGGCACCTAAGCCGGTTTGCAGAACCTGCAAGCCCGCCGCTCGCTGTTCGTACTGCCTTTTCAGGCTTTCCGATGCCTCCGCAAACCTGTTCTCAATCGCGGCCCATGCCTTATCCGCGTCGGCCTGCTGTTCGGCGTACTTGGACTCGACCTCAGCAAGCCGAGCATCCAAACTGGTTGTGATGTCGATGCGTTCGGCTTGCTGGGTCAGGTCCAGTTTTGCGAGATTGGCTTCGGCCTCGCGCTTGATCTTGGCTAGTTCGGCCTGCTGCTTGGCGCGGTCGCGTTCGATGGCCTTCTCACGCTGCTCGATAGCGGTGTCGGCCTCGCGCTCCAACGTCGCTGCGGTCACAAGTTCGTTGCTGAATGGGCTGCGTACTTGCGGTTCGTTGCATCCCGCGAGCGCAAACACGCTCATCATGCAGGCGAGGAGGAGGGCGATTTTGAGCATGTCGCCATCCTTGCCGATTTTCGCTTGCGGTCAAGCAGCCACTTTGCAAGGTCCTTGCGAATTTGCGGGAGCCTGCTTAGGGCGTTCAGCCACCCGAAACCACGCCGCGAGGACATAAGCAGGAGCGAAACCGCACACCCGCATCCGGCAAGGGTGGACGCAACCGGCCTGCGGCTCTTCTTGTATATCAACGTCCAGTCAATCAGCCACCGCAACGGTTCAGGAACGCCGTACCAGAGCGTTCCGCCCCACCGCACGACGCATCGGCTGCCTCTGGCGTGCCTGTCCAGAGGGCAAGCGAGGGCCTCGCCCAGCAGGGCACCACGAACGGACGTGCGGTCGGTGGCGCGTACGGTCAAGATGACGTGTACCGGCTCGTCTAAGGCCGTGCAATCCATGCCATCGGCGGAAACCTTGGGGCAGGTCGCACACATCGCGGCGTTCGTGCGGTGTTGCTTGGTCCGCGTGACGTGCCACGAATGGCGGAGGTGATGCTTGGCGCGGTCGTTGGCCGCATGTTCGGCCATGCGTTGCCGCCGCTGGTGTTCCTTCTCGCGTTCCTCTGGCGACATGGCTGGACCGAACAAGCCGTTCAGCCGCCCGGACAGACGCATGAGAGCGGACGGGGAAGACTTGATAGGCTCGCCGTCGCGAACGGTCGCGGTAACGCCTCGCGTGCCCGTGGCGTCCATTACGGTCGCCGTGGCCCCGTGCTTGTGACTTGTTCCGCATCCACATCCCATTAGATCAAACTCCATGCGTCCGGCGCGGCTGGCGGCGGGGGCGATGCTTCCTCAATCGGCGGGCACCCGCCTTCTTCGCTGCATTCATCGTCGGGCGTGGTCACGGCTGGCGGGCAATCCGAACCGCCGTTGTATTCGCTGCACGGATCAACCTCGCAGCCGGTTTCGTCCTCGATGGTTACGGACCACTCGGCAATGTCGATGAACGTCTCGGACCTCTCCATCTGGCACTGGTAAGACTCAACGCAAGGGCACTTGCCGCACCCGCCGCACAGCGGACAATCTTGGCCGTAGCAGAAGTCGGTAAAGAAAAATCGGCCTTGGCTGCGAGTTTCACGAACGCCGCCGAAGCAGTTGCGGGCGCAGGTGTAGTCGGAATCTATGATGGCTTCATCACAGTCGGGACGGGTTGGATCGGTGCCGCAAGCGAAACAACCTGCGAATCCTGGCACCCGCGTCTGTTCGTATTCGATGCACGGTCCAAGTGTCCTGCATCCGACATCGCTGGGGATAATCGGATCAAGCGGGGTACACGGCACACTGCGAGTACCAGTGATGCCGCCGCATTCGGCCCAAAACGATGGCGTCGTACACCCAACGCCACTGCAATTCGATATCAGCGTCGTGTACGTGCAAGTTCCTAGGCATTCGCTGCCCTCGCCATCGCGACGGACGCGGCACGAACGGGTAATGAAGTAGTCCGCGTTCGTGACGACGCCTACGCCGGGCGGGATAAAACAGGAGCATGGGCCATCGCATCCAATACAACCACCTGGACGGTTGTAGATGTAGTTCACTTGGTCAACAACCGTCCGCGTCCATGACAGCGTGAACTGTCGGCCCCAGTTGCAGCAGACCGATGGACGCTCCGCAGGTGCGAACCCTTGAAAGCACTTCTTTGCGACGTACGCCGTGATACAGCAGTCTCGGCAAGGTGGGCAGAAACTAGACGCCCGCGCCGCCGCGCAGTCCAACGGGCTTTCCTCAATGTCTGAGGCGTCGAAGATTTGCGCGTCGGGGAACTCGGCCTCGATCTCCTCTCGCGTGCGGTCGATGGCCTCTGGCCCGCTGTAGCACTTGCCAGCAATCAGCAGCGTGCCCGCCCACTCGCCGCCCAGAAGGTCCAAGTAGGCGGACGGGACGAACACGAACCGGCACGAGGCGCAGCATTCAAAGATGCGGCGGTAGTTACCCTCAGTGCAGCACGTACACGTACGCAGCCGCCCGCCTGCGGTCGTCAGCAACCTACCCGCACTCGTGGTTTTGACCGGCACGTTTTATTCTGGGTACCAAGCCTCGACGCTCAGGCTGGTCGCGGAGTCGTAGGTCAGCGTCACCACGCCCGCCGAACTGGTGTAGAGGCGAGTCACGGGGCCTACCACGCGGCTCGAAGTCGCGGGGACCGTGATTGCCTTGTTCGTGTAAGTCGTCGCCGGGTAGCCATCGCCAATCGGACGGCTTGACTTGTCCGACGCAACCGCAATCGTGACCGTGCGCGAGGCACCGCCGCCGTTGATGAATCGCAGAAGCACGTTATTGCTCGCGTTGACGATTGTGTCACCGCCCGCGTTCACCGCGTTTGCAGTGGGGGCTACGCCGTCGATGGTTGGGGTTTGGGGTGTGAACTGTGCCATTGTGTCTCCTGTTTAGTACGTGATGACGAACACCGCGCCGACTCCTCCGGCCCCGCCGTTGCCACCTAAGCCCGTGTTGCTGCCGACGCCACCCCCGCCCCCGCCACCACCACACAAGCCGCCGTTGCCGCCCGCCGCGCCGTTGGTGTTGGCTGTGATCGTGCCACCACCACCGCCACCGCCAAGCCCGCCCGCGTTGATGTTGCCGTCAGTGCCGCCCGTGCCCGCCGTGGGGGTCGCACCGGATGCACCAGCCGCGCCGCCCTGCCCGGCTGTATTGGTGTGCCCGCCGCCTGCCGTGGCGTTGACGAGGGCCGGAGCCGCAGTCGTGCCAGCACCGCAACCACCGCCGCAACCGCCGAACATCGACGCTCCGCCGATGCCGTTCGCGACCACGTTGGTATGACCGCCACCAGCACCGCCACCGTGTTCGGCTGTAACGGGCGTGCCAGCGGTCGCCAGCGAGTTTGCGCCGCCACCGCCTACGGGAGTCGCGCCGGGTCCGGGCAAGCCGCCCGTAGCCGCCGAAGTCGTGCCCACAGCCCCAGCCGTGACCGATCCGCCACCGGACCCGCCAGCACCAGCCGAAGCCGCGTTGTCGCCCAAGGCCCCGCCACCGCCACCGAAGGCCGTAACGAGCGTGAAACCCGACGAGAATGTCGTATTGCCGCCGATGCCGCCAGCGGTTCCGTCAGCACCAGACGCGCCGCCGTTGCCAGCAGTGCCACCAGCCCCAACCGTCAAAGGCTCAGTGTCGCCAAGTTGCGACGCGACAAACTTGGCAACCACACGGGCACCGCCGCCGCCACCACAACCACCCGAGCGAACCACCGCGCCCGTCTGTGATGCACCGCCACCACCGCCACCGCCGCCGCCGTAGCACACCACCTCAACGAACTTGGGCACGAAGTGGGTGGGTTTGGTCCACGTTGCCGCGCCGGGCGTGGTGAACGTCTGAACGTCTGCGGGTCCGTAGTTGGTCAACACAGGCCGACCAGCCGCACCGTACACCTCGAAGGTGCGCCCGTTGAACATGGCCGATTCACCAGCCGCAAGCGTGCCCTTCCAGACTTCGACCGGCGTGGTGCCGTCCGTCACCTCAATCGTGACCGTGTTGGACGCGCTGGCGTGCCCGTTGCGAACGGACATAGACCGCACGCCTCGCTGGGTTGAAGCGGCGGGAGAGGCTACAACGGTCGTCGTGGTCGCGCTGGTAATCAGCGTGTTCGTCGCGCCCGGCGTGGTTGCAGTGGTGGACGTATCGACCCATGAGGCGTGTACGTCAATGTCAGCCGTGCTGGTCGTGACGATGCGAACGAGATGAGAAGTACCGCTCAGAATCATGGGGTGAAGACCTCCGCGTACACAGAATCGCCGACCCCACCGCCACCGCCGCCACCACCAGAGAACGAACTACCGCACGCCTCCGTAACGGGCCGCTCTTCCAGTGCTTCGATCAGTTTGAGGGTCTTGTCATTGTCCCAGAACGCAAGGCCGATGCTGTTGTTCGATGGGCTGGTGTATTCCACGTTCGTCATTCGGGGACGTTGGGGGGACGCGCCCGTCAGCAGCGGGGGCGTGCTGCCGCGCCGACGAACCGTGTAGGTAAGCGAACAGGTAGAACTACCGCTTCCCACCGATCCACCGTCCACCGTCACCGAAACCGCGAAGACGTGATGCGAAAGCGACTCGCGCCGAGTATCGCCATCGCCGCCGACATCCTTCACGAAGTCCGTGCGGCCTCGCAGCAACTTCTGCAAGAAAGACGCCTGCGATTGGGTCAGGGCTGGGACGTAGCGGTCGTTCATGTAAACGCAAAGCCTCCGAATGGGTACAGCGGATAGCCTTGGAAAACGCGGTTTGTCGCGGTTTCGCTTCGCCCAGTCCCAAGATCGTCAAGGAATTGCGGAACCGAAGTATTTGTTCCGTCGTCAAGTTTGAGAGGGTCGCGCTTGGTCGTGTCGCCCGAACGCTTGACGTTGTACCCGCGATTGGCGATTACGATCTGGTGTGCCTTCGCTGGCGTTGTCGCGCCGCCAACGGGACCAACTACCGTGCGATCCCGGCGAAACTCGAAGTTGTAAGCAGTGCGGCGGTAAACCGTATCGCCTTCCTTGATGCGGTCGATGCGGTCAATCCACATGATTGCGCGCTGTGCGGGGATTCCCACGCTGTCAATGGTAAATTCTCCCGAGTTGACGCCGACCCGTTCCTCTGCCAGCCAAGTCATAATCAGGTTCCAGCGCGCGCCGGTTTCGCGTTCGTTGCGGACGTAGGACAGGCCGGTCGTTATGCCAAGAACAAACGGGAGAGACTCAAACGACTCTCCAGCCGTATTGACGACCGGGTTGTTGTTCACGTCAAAGAAAAACTCTTTGTTTTCGGATCGCGAGAACCAAGATACATCCGGGTCGCGGTCGAATGGGCTGTCGTTGTCAAGCGAGCCGAAGCCCTGTTGCTCGTAGTTGTAAACCAACTCCCACGAGGTTCGCCAGTTGTTCACCCGGCGAATCTCGTAGCCGCGAAACTTCAAGCCGGGGAACGCCGGGTGTGCGTCCCCGATGTTCGGCGTCATCGCGTCGATGTCGGCTTCGGCGGTCGCCTGGTCCGCAGCGGCCACGGTCACGCGGAAGCGGCGGGAGGCTCGCCCGCTGCTCACGTCGATAACTGCGGCGTCATCATTCAGGACTTCTCGGAAGACCGGGGGCATTTTCGCCATCCTTGCCGGTTTTTCGATGGTTTCAAGTGGGGGATCGGGCAAATCTTCTTGACGCGCAACCCGTTTGCCCGTAGCCTCTTGGCATGGGACAGCACCGCTTGCCGACGTATCAGGAATTGCAGGACGAAATGACCCGCGTGCGCGCCGACGCAGAGGAACGCACGCTAGAGCGTGTCATGTTCAACGTGTCGGGCGCGGCCTTGTGGTTCCTTGGCGGGGTGATGTTCGCAGCCGCCGTGGTTGGCCTGTTCGTCGCGGCGGTGTTCTAGGGCAGGAACATATTGAACTTGTTTGCACTGTTCCGGGTGTTGTTCTTGATCTCTTCCGTGTTCTTGGCCGTCTTCTGCTGTGCCTGTAGTGCCCTATCTTCGCCCAGGTTCCCAGCGTTGAAGGCGAGCCGTTGAGCCTCCGCGCTGTCGCCTAGAACCAAGTCGGCCAGCCCACCACGCCGGGCGGGTTCGATTCCGGCCAATGCCGCTAAACTCGAATCGACATCAATACCACGCATGGCTTCTAGGTTTTCAATGTTGATGCGGTACAACTCGCGGGCGATGTCTACCCGCTCTTCCTCGACCGCAGCGACCTTTTCCACAACCTTCACTTCCTGCATCTCATCGGCGAACCGCAACTTTGCGATGCGTCGGCTACGCCGCAAGGCTTCTTCGCTTGCCCTAGCCGCCTCCGTCGCCCTCGCGTCGAAGTCGCTGGTTACTGCTTCAATGCCGACCGATGTGCCCACAGCGAACGCGCTGCCAATCGTGGCGACAAACTGCCCAACTTGGCTTTCCCGCCCAAGACTTTGGAGCGATTGGTTGATCGTGGCTGTGACGTTCTTGGTGTTGAAAATTTGCATGAAGACGGTTGCAGCATTAGCCGCCCGCTCGATAGCAGGGGCGAAACGGCTTGCCGCTGCGTTGGCTAGGCCGTCCATAGCAACGCCCATGCGGTCAATAGCCTGATCTGCCATTACAGCCCGCTCTACGTCAACGCCAGACACTACACCGCCAACCGAACGAACCTCACCAATCGCAGAAGCAAGGCCACTGGCCCCCGCGCCAAGCACGCGAAGAGCGTTGTGCCCTTGCTTGCCGAACAGGTCGAACGCAGCCGCCGAACGCTCTGCGGGGTTCTCGATGCCAGCCAGCCCGTCCGCAATCTGATCCAGAAGTTCCCGCGTTCCAAGCCCGCGAAGTTCCTCCGCACTCAGGCCGATGCGGGCAAGTTGGGCAATCGAGCTGTTGTCTCCTACACGAGCGTCCACAACAGTCCGAACAATGTCTTCGACCAGTCGCCGCGTCGTTTCCGCCTCGACGTTCGCGAGCTTGAAAGCCGCCTCGATCTCCTGAATCTCGACCGTGCTTAGCCCCAGCATCGCGGCGTTTTCGGATGATCTGTTGAGGTTTTCGATTGACTCCGCTATGCGGTTATACACCGCTTGCAGGCGGTTAGCCATCCCCTCAATCGCAACGATGGTCGCACCAGCAGCGGCACCAAACGAGAACGCGCTACTTAGGCCACTACCCGTCTTCCGCGCCTTGCGTTCCGTCGATTCGAGAGCCTTCTCGACGCGATCAAGCACCTTGACAAAGCCGTCATCGGTCGCGACCAGTTGTGCCGCAAGTTTGCCAATGCTCCTAGCCATCGTTGCTCCTATCGCCTGCCGCGCCTCAAGAAGTCCTCAATGGCCTCCTTGCTGATCTCTTCCGGCGTTCGCATGTCCGGCCTTGGGAATGCCTGGTACTCGCCCGGCTTCACGTTCTTTTCGCCAGCAACCGCCACCGAATAGGCCCGCGTGACAGAGTTTTCCAGACTCAACCGCTCGATGCCTAGCGGACCCTTCAAGAATGAATAGGCCCGCCATGCGTCAAACTCGCCCGGCCCCAGCCCTTCCGTCGTTTCCGCAAGAGTCTTGCCGAGATGGTCGGCCAACTCCATGAGGAACATCAGGGTTGGGGCCTGCGTCAGTTTTTTGCGTCGGCCTGAATCGCGCCATTCCACGCATCAATCAAGTCGATGGACACTGACGCAGACAACTTGCTAGCGACCGCCTCCGCTTCTTCCGGCGTCGCACACTGCGGCGCGCCGCTTTCGTCGCACAGGTCGGCAAGCACAATCGCCAGCAGGGTCGAAGCGGCTTCGGCATCGTTGCCAGCCTTCTTCGCTTCCCTGTGCTTGGCAATCGCCTTGTCCTGCTCGACCTGCTCGACGAGCGTGCGACGACGGAAGAAAACAACCCCGAGGCCGTCGATTTCGGCCTTGCGGGGTTGCAGGAGTTTGGCCGACGAAATGAGTTCGTGAATGTTCATGAGCCGAAGTTCGTGAAAGTGATCGGGCCAGAGATGCGGATACGGCAACGCGCCAACTGCGCGCCGTCAACGCTGTGCGGGGGCGGGTCGTTGCGAACGACGTAGCCCGTGAACGCCTGCGTAGGCGCGGGCGAACCGTGGCCGGGGATCGTGACGGTGAACGTGGTTGCAACAGGACCGCCACCGGCGGACGGGTACATGAGGAGGTTGATTGCAGCCCACGGGGTTTCGGCAAACTCGTAGTCAAACGAGCAACCGCCCGGATCGGCTGCGGTGGGGGTGAACTCCATTACGCCTGTAGCGGAGTCGTGGCAAACGTACTGCTCGCCGTCGTACTCGACGCCATCCTTGTCCCACTGGAAGATGCACGGGATAGCGGTGCCGGCCGTGGGGGTGATCGTAAAACCAAGTTCGCGCTTGCGTGCCATGTTTCGCTCCTATGTCGCCATCCTTGCGGGGAATAGCGGGTTGTCAACTCCTCGAAACTACGTTGAAAAGCATCTCAACGTGGTGGATATCCGCGTCCGATGCGTCGTCTTTCTTCTCAGAATTCATGCTGAATCCGGTAAGCAGCGGCCTGTGCGTCTGCCCGCCGAAGTCGTCGTTCTCGATTGATGTGATGATCTGCTCTTGCAGCATCCGGGCCTGCTGGTAGTCGCTGGCGAAGACGGATACAGATACGTCGTAAGTCGCTTGGCACACCACATCGGCTGCGTACTGGCGTTCGTGGCCCTCTAGGGCAATCACGATGATCGGGAGGGTTTCATCCTGACCGGCCAGCCCGTAGTAGATGCGCGTGCCTACCACGTCTTCCACCAAAGGCAGGTCTTTGATTTTGGCGTAGAAGTCCTGCTCAATCATCCCGCTTTCCCCTTCTGATACCGGGCAATGGCCCTCGCAATCGCCTGCTCCATCTTCGCAGCCGCGCGGCTACTTGCCATGCGGACGCCTCGCTCCATAAACCGCGTGGGCTTGATGCCGGGGTGGGGAATCGCAACCACCGTGTTCCCGCTCTTCTGTAGCGTGTGGTGGGGGCGTACGCCCTTCTCGACGAGGTGCGCGTACCAGACGGGTCGCACGGGCTTGGTAACAAGCCGATCCCACGAGGTTCGCGCCGCCAACTTCCAATCGCGATTCGGGCCGACCACGCCGACGAACACAACGCCATTCGCCCGGCGTCGGCTGCGATACTTGACCACCTTGAAGTCGATGCTTTGCCGAAGTGAACCACTCTCGCGTGGTGCGTTCGCCCGAATCTGATCCCGTACCACCCTCGCAGCAGCCGAAACACCCATCCGCACGCCCTTCGCACGCAACTTGTCGGGCATGGCGCGTAGTTCGGCCTTCATGTCCTTGATGCCGTTCCACTTGAACGCAACTTTGATGCTCTGGCCGCTTTGGGTAATCATCACGAACCCTCCGGCGAGGGTGCGGTTTGCACTGGTGCCTCTGGGTTCTGCAAGAAGTCGCCCGGCACAACGATGTCTTCGCCCGTGGCGGTCGCCTTGTCCGCACTCTGGATGCACGTTGCTAGCGTCAACTCCTGCCGGAATGTCTCGTTATCTACGGTCTGCACGTCCCATAGCACGCCGCGATGGACAATCACGTCCTTTGCGTTCAGGTCGCGGAACCACCGAAGCGTGAGTTGCATCGTCTTCCGCGTGACCTGGCGGTTCGCCTCGAACGCCTCGACCGCCCCGATCTGCTCGATACGCGCAGAACGCTTCGGGTGGTCCGTCAATGCGACATACGACACGCTCCGCGTCCCGTTGGGGTTGATGGTCGTCACCTTGCGGTACGCCTTGACACGCTCATTGAAGTCGCCGGAATGGAACTTGTTTGCCTTCATCACCAGACGAGGTAGACGTTCACCGTGGTAGACGCGCCGACAATCGACCGCAGGCGAAGCGGGGCCGGGGCCTGCGGGTTGGAAGTTACGGGCAGAGTCACGCTCGTAGCCGCGCCGCCGCCGCGAGTGTCAAGCGTGCAGGCCACGTTGCCGGATGCGATGACGAAGAACCCGCGCGGCAGGTCGTCGCCCGTCGCGCTCCAGTTGCCGCCAGCAGTCACCAGCGTAACTTGATGCCCCGGCGCGTTGATGTCCGAACTGTGTCCCTCAAACTTGTTGCTCATCGGTGAATCTCCTGTACCGTTTTCCGCATCCCACGGAAGTAGACTGTGCCCGGCCAAAGGTGCGTGGTAATCGCGCGAACGGACCCTTCAACGTCACCGCCGACGATGCCCGCCGTGAACTGCTCGCGGTTTTTGTACCAGTGGCCGACAATCAGCAGCACGGCCATCTTTGCGAGCGATGGGACCGCCGTAACGTCGGACGCGAGGCCCGCGTCATATGTCACCTTGAAGCAGCCCAAGTAGCCATCGCCCACGGTCGGCCATGCCTTGTTCGGCCTCAACGCAACGCGGCCCGGAACGCTGGCGTAGTCAACCTGATAATCACCCGCGTCGAAGTCCTGCGGATTGCCGTCGGCGTCGATGTATGCAATTGAAACGCCGTCGATGTTCACGAGGGGACCGCCCGGCAATTCCAAAACCGTGTCTGTCGGGAGGTGGTCCAGTTGCAGCCGCAGGTTTCGACGCACGAACTTGACGCCCGCGCACGATTCCGCGTACTTGGTCGCGGCAACAATCATCGCTTGAATCACCAGGTCAAAGTCCTCGATGTCCACGTTGAGGTGTCGCTTTGCTTCCGCAAGCGTGACCGCTGGGTAGTCGCCGGGTGATGTTTCCACTAGCACCATGAAACCGGCCCAGACGCTTTCGCGCGTGGGCCGGGAGAGAGGGGGGAGGGAGTTCTTACGCGCCGGTGCCGCTGGTGGTGCCAGACGGACCCTGCACGATCTTGCCAATGCCGAGGGCCACGGGGCCCTTCTTCGTGCGGTAGCGGATGCAGTAGACTTCGCCGACAGCGGTGTTCGCGCCAGCGCGAATCACCGAAGCCGCGAGGTAGCGGCCAAGGTTGGCGCGAGGCTCATGCACGCAGACGCGGGCAACTTGCCCGTTGCTGCCCGCGATGCTGCGGGTTCCGCTCAGGTGGCTCACGCCGCTCGAACCGTCAGACGCGGTGGACTGACGAATGTACATGAAGTTGCCAGCGTTGGCCGTCGCGATGGTTCCGAAGAACACCGCGCCGTCCCAGCCCTGCATATCCACGTACGTCGAAACCGCTTCCGTACCAGCCGAACCAGCATCTTCGGCAACCAGAGTGATGTCAATGTCTTCAAGCAGTGCAAACATGGTCTTTTTTCCTTGTGTTTGTGGTGTGTCCGATTCAACCGGCTATTAGGCCGAATACTTGAAACGAACGAACGCGGTCTGGAAGATGGGCATGGCGTCCGTTTCCTTGCGGAGATAGAAGAACGCCTTGTTCTGGTTGTTGCTGGTCGTGTCGTTCGTGACACGCTCGACGCTCATGGTCAGGGCGTCAGCGATGGCGTAGTAGGACATGTCCCCGACCACGAGGCCGTAGGTGTTCTGAGTCGAACCGCTGGGGGCGAACTCGCTCTCGTAGATCGGGATGCCCATGATGCGCGGCACGTCGGGCTGCGTCAGGTCGTACTGCATGTAGTAGCGGTTCTCAGCGTCCTTCAGAAGCGCGAGCTTGGTGAACGTGTCGCGGTGGCAGATGCCGATGGCACGGGTGCGATACGACGCCTTCAGGGTCAGGATGCCGGTCTTCAGTCCGTCCGAAGTGAAAGCGGTGTTCGCACCCGTGTTCACATCGCGGCCCGTGCTAATGCCGTTGGTGCTGGCGGTGAACAGGCCCAAGGGCTTGCCCACGCCGTCACCGCTGAGAAACGCCTTCTCTTCCGTGACCGCGTGCTTGTACGCGAGGCGGGAGAGGACGTAGGACTCGACGCCGGGCATCCGCTGGAGCAGACGCTTCGACACGTTCAGCCGCTTGGCGACCATCGAAGGCTTCAGGTCACGACGCCCGAAGGTCATCGCGGTGTCAGCCGTGGGGTCTTGGTCGATTTCGGCGGTCCATTCCGCGTCGCTGGGGTCGTTTTCGAGAGTGGGGACGCCCAGGCTTTCGGCGTTGCCGACCGGGTAAACGGTCGCGTTCGCACGCACGAAGTTGTTGTCGTCCAGTTCCTTCCAGATGGTGCCGAGCAGGGCCTGCGGGAGCAGGAAGCCACCAGCAGAGCCGATGCCGACTTGCAGGTCGCGCATCTGGCCGTTGCGACCGCGAAGGTACTGGCCGAGGGCGTTATCGTACGCCTCGCCACGGACTTCGTAGTCATCGGGGAGGGTGATGCTGCGCGTCTTGCCGTGGACGTTGCGGTATTCGATCTTGCCGGGCTTGCTCGCCGTGCGGGTCTGGACCGCCGCGCCGCGATGCTCGACTTCGACCTCATCGTCGTCGATCAGGTCATCCAGTTCGGCCATCCGCTTGGCGTCGGCGTTGAGCTGCGTGACCTGCTCGTCGATCTTGCGCTTGTCGTCAAAGATCGCGTCTACGCGCTGCTGCTCTTCCGCAGTAAGGGTGCCGCCGCGCTTCTGCGCAGCATCCTTGATCTTCCGGGCTTCCTCAATCAGAGAAATACCCTGCTTCTGCAATTCTTCCTTGGTTGCCATCGTTCGTTCTCCGGTGTGTTCCGGGAACGCGCGTGTAATGACGATTCCCGGAACGGTTGAAAACCGCTCCGGCGAACCGCCCGCGTCACGCTGGCATGGCCCGCCTCTCTTGACCGATCCCGCTCCGCATCACGCATCACGAGAACGCCAAGGGCTTCTGGTTTGAATACGGCTTGCGGGCTTTCACCCGCTTCGCCGCTGGAGGCTGTCGCGCCATCCTTGCGGGTCGCGCGGTCAAGTCAAGTCTTGGTTTTGCATGAGTGCGACCACCAGCCCCGCATACGCCGCGCCGCCCGTGTCCTTGGGCTTCTCAACCCGACCCGACCGAACGACTAGATCAAACTGGGCTTGGTCGTACGCCGGGAACGCGACCACGCTGATTTCGTACAGCCGCACTTCCTCAATCTCGCTGGCCCGCTTGTTCTCGTCCCAAGTCTCGCGGATGATGTCGAACCCGAACGACATGCCGTCCAGGTCGCCGCGTTCAACCTGCGTAATCAGGTCGCGGCCTTCCTGCGTGTCGGGAATCTCGGCGCGGAACCACAGGCCCCGCTCATCCTCGCGGAGTTCCAGCGTGCCCGTCACCTTGCCGTCACGGTTGCGACGGGAGGCGATGACGCGGCCCGTGTCGTGGGAGTGAAGGAGTTTGATGCTGGGCTGCTCGGCAAGCGACGTAGCGAACGCGCCGCGCTTCACCACCTCAGTCCACGCCCAGTCACCGCGCCCGAGTTTGGTTTCGACCTCGAACTCAGTTGCGTAGCCTTCTAGGTATCGCTTGCCGTCCTTTTCTGACGAGCGAACTTGCGAAATCTCGCGGACAAGTTGCCGCTTTTCAGTCGTTGTCATGCCGCCTCCTTGTTATCCACAGAAGCCAACCGCATCGCCACTTCCAGTACCGCGCCCGCGCGGGTGTCCGCATCGGCCTTCGCGTCTTTGGCGTGCTTGATGTATTCGTTCGCCATCGCCCCTGCCAACTTCCCAGCGTTGCGGCCAGTCATCCCGGCCAACGCCTCAGCCGCAGGGAAGAACGCCCCGCGAACATGCTCGGCGTGCCCTTGCCAGAACGCTTCCCGGTCCGCGTCCGTCTTCGCCCGTGCCAGCCGATCCGCCTCGACCTTGCCCAGCCGTTCGGCAACGTCGGACAGCACGGGGAGCATCGACCGCGCGGGTTGTGCCCCGCCGACCGGCGCGGCCTGATTCGTGTCTTCCTTTTCCCACGCGGGCAACTCTTGATCCACCAGCACCTTCGCCGCCTGCATGTTGATGGGCACATGCACAACGTCACCTTCGGGACCGTGCAACGGCTCGCCCAACTTGCGGCAACCCTGATTCGCCGTGTAGATGCCCCATTGCCGACCCTGCGCGACGGCTTCCATCTGGCTCTTCCAGTCGCCTCGCAGCAACTCGTGTTCGTTGATCTGTGCCCGAAGCGTCTGTTCTTTCTGGCTGAACAACTTGCGGGAGCATTCAACCTCGAACTTGCTCTGGACGGGTGCCAACGCCCCTTGGTAATACTCGATCCGCTGCTGCTCGATGTTGTTGAACTTGGCCCCATCCATGATCCCAACCATGTGCGGAGGGACGCCGAACGCATTGGCGAGCGAGGATTCGGAGAACTTATACAACTCGATCAGTTGCGCGTCTTCGTGGCTCATGCCCTTGAACGCTTCCAACTCCATGCCGGGTTTCAGCGACAAAATCCGCCGCTTCTTCGCGCCGACATACTCACGCTCGATGGTCTGCTCGACCTCGTTTTGGGTCTTGGGGTCGGGCTTGATCGTCCACTTCAAGATACCAGACGGGTTTATCATCGACCCGATGCCCGAGCCAGCAGATTCGGTCACAGCCGCCGCGAGGCCCAGCGATTCGGCCAAGTAGCGGACGGGCGAAAGCATGTTGACGCCATCAAGCGACAGGCCCGGCAACTCGAACACCTCGTTCTGTGCCAGCGTGTAAGTCTCTCCGTTGTCATTCGTGATTCGGTACTGGATCGGCCCGAACGCACCGTTCCGGCGTTCCTTGATGATGTGCCGCCAGTGGACTGGCCACAACTGCACGGGCCTGCCCGTCGTCGTAGACCGCACAATCCGCGCCAGACCAAGCCCCGTCAATTGCTGGTTCGCAACCAACGCTTCTTTCATCGACACCGCCGACATTTCCGGGTTCGGCTCGACGTTCAGCAGATACCAGAGCGGGTGATCGTTGCGGTCGATGATGTTCCCGCCGCGAACGTCCACGATATCAATGGGGCACTTGGCAATGTCCTGCGAAATCAGCCGCACGCACGTCATCACAACGCGGATGCGCAGGGCAGTTTCTTCGGTGATGGTGTACCCCGCACTGCTCGGCTCGCCACCGCCCCAAATGGATACCGCGCCCTCGCTTCCAAGGGCTACCCCGCCGTACTTCGCGGCGCGCAGAATCAAACCGGCCAGCAACGATTTCAGGGCCATTGCCGCATCCTTGCCGGTTTTCAGCAGTTGTCAACCTAGGACCCGCACGAGGTCACGCGCGTCGTATTGCGCGGAGTCCTCCGTCAGCAAAAGCCGACTCAACGCCATAAGCATCGCAGCCCCGGCGTCGATCAAAGCCCCGTCTGCGCCCTTCCGTGGCATCATGCCCCCGCCGCTCCGCTGCCTGTGCCATGTCATATTCGTGACCATCCATGCAAGGCAGGGGTTGCCATCATGCACGATCTTCTTCGATTTGACCAGCTCTTGCAGCTTCCGGCAGGCATTCGTGTAGGTTGCGTAGTTCTGCCTCAGTTCCACCACGGGCAAGCCATCCTCGTTGGCCAGCCGTGGGGCAATGTCAGCCGCGCCGTAGGGGTCGTAGCCAATCTCGTGGTGCCACAGCATCCCCGATGCCGCCTTGATGTCGGCCCGGATGTAGTCGTAATCAATCTGGTCGCCTGGCGTAGCGGTCATGTACCGATTCTCGATCCAGTCGCGGTACGGCACCCGGTTCGCCTTCTCGCGGGCTTCGATGTTGTCGCGGGGGATGTAGATGTGGGGATAGACGTAGTGCATCCCATGCTCGTCGCGCACCACGGTCACGAAGGCCGTTGCGTCGATCCAACGGGCCAAGTCCATCCCGCCGCAGACCGCGTGTTTCTTGTCGGCCCATGCGGATAGTGGTGGAACCTCACCCTTGCAGGCAAGCCAATCCTCCGCAGAAACCGCCATATCCGCCTCGTTCGTCCACTGGTTGAGGTAGTACGAACGGAACCGGCTCACCGTCATCGCGCCGGTTTCGATGTCCCGCATGTAGTCGTAGAACCGCTCGACGTTGATGGAAGTTCCAAGGCCGGGATTCGCCTTGTACCAAGTCTCTTCCGACTTCCAGTCATCCTCAGGCCCAGCCCCAAACACCATCACCAGCGCGTGCGGGTCTTTGACGATGCCGTTCCAGATTCGCAAGTCGGCCTCGAATATCTTGTAGCCGAAACGGGTGGTGTTGTCGCCCGCCGTGGACAAGACCCATTCCATGCTCTCGGGAATCTTGGACAGATTCAACCGGGCCTTCTGGAACATGTCGTCAGTGCGGAACTCGTGTACCTCGTCCACGATCAGGAAGAACGGACGAAACCCGTGCTTGCCCTTCCCGCTGCTGCTGCCAGCTTTGAAAAACGAACGCATACGCGGGTAACTGATCCCGTCCGCGTGGGTCTGGAAGTCCGACAGCATCGGGCTTCCGTCCACCATCTGCTTCGCATCGCGAATCATGATCTTCGCTTGCTCGGCATCGTTCGCCAGCACGTAGATTTCAGCGTTGGCCCGCAGCATCCCGTAGACACCAACGCCCGCGCCTAGCGGGGTCTTGCCGCTGGTCTTGGGTAGCCACAGGTGGACGGAGTGATACCGCCGCGTGCCGTCCTTACGCTTCCAGCCAAACGCCCGGCGAAGGATTGCCCGCTGATCGTCGCGAGGTTGGAAAGGCTGCCCGGCGAGGTTGGGAATCACGAGGCAGTCTTCAAAGAACGCCGTTACCTTGTCGGCGGATTCCTTGTCGAAGAAGTACCCACGGGCCTCGACCTCGCGGTCCTGCGCGAGCATCACCGGCGTTCCCTGCAACCCCGGCTCGTCTTCCGGCCCGGCCCACTTCATCGCGAGCATCCAGGGGCGGTCAAGGGGCATTGTCGCCCTTCCTGGCGAGATGCAACGCCGCCGCCCTGTTGCACGCGCGATACATGGTGGACAGCGACTCTTCAACAAGCCGCGAGAGTTCGGCGTCATTCCGCACGTCCACATGCGTCTGCAAGTCGCTGGCGATCAGGTCACAGATAAGCCGTGTGCGCTCCATGACCTCGAACGCCGTCCATTCGTCACGCTTCTTGTCGTTCACGCCGCACCCCTTTCCACCCTCGCGTCTCCAACCGCTGCCCGCACTTGATCTACCAACCCGCTCGGCCCATCGACATAAGCATCAAGCAGGTTTTCTCGCCCGATGCGAGGTGCCAGCACATCACACACAACACGCCCCACCTCGCGATGCCACTCTTCGGAATCAGTCGGCACGTCCAGCCGGGCAAGCCGTTGCAGTTCGCCCATCAACTCCCGCACCGCTGGCCGATCCGCACGCCCAAAGCGTTCCTTGCCAGCACGCTCCCGCTGTGTCTCTTGCACCGCCTGCGTCCGACGCATCAACATCCAGACTTCACGCAGCCCGCGTCGTTGTCGCAACTTGGCGTCTAGTTTCGCCTCGTACAGCATCGCCGCCCGCGCCGCATCCCTGCTCGCCTCGCGATCCATGCAACCCCCATTCAGGCATACTTGCCAATCGGGAACGATTCGCCCTCGTCCTGCCCGGCCCGATCCTTGGGCACGGTCGTAATCACGCCCACGCGATACAACGCAAGTTCGTCATCCGCACATGACGCGGCCAGTGCAAGCCACTCCTTCACCTGCGGGCGCAACTTCTCGACACCTTCCGCGTCGTACTGATACCCGCCTGGGCACCCCTCGTCGTCACGCTTCAACGTCGCGATGTACGCGGACAGTTGCCGCCAACGGGCGACCTTTTCGCAGTACCGGGCAAGCCGCTCCGCAAAGAGCGAACGGTCAACACCCCAACTTGGGCTAGCGGGTGCAATCTCCTGCCAAACGGTTGCAGCGTCAGCACTTAGCCACGCGGGGCAGTCGATAGCAACCCCGCCGATCAGGTCCTTGCGTTGTTCGCCATGCGCTCGGTGTGCCCGTCGCCCGCTCGCCTGTGCCACCGCCGCAGGCACGGGGATCGCTCCACGTATGTTTGGCATGGTAAATCGTTGGCACGCTATGGGTTGTGGTCAAGTATTCGGACCCACAACGCCTAGGGATTGTGCCGCACGATTCTAAATACCCTAGATTCTCAGATTTTGGGGCACGTAAAAATTCACCTCAACGGATCGGTACGTCCGTTGGTCTGTAGTCTCGACCCCCCTACCCCCCCTCCGTCGCTCTGGTTGGCGTCTGGTTGGGGTTCTAGGTTGCCCATGTTCACACACTCGGACGCCACCAGCCATCGGTGTTCAGCCCCGCCATCACACCCAACCACATCGCAACCCATCATGCGAAAGAACGCACGGGCCACGCGGAGATTGACACCATCAAACACAATCGCATCCATGCTCATCGTCCTGCCCTCGCCGCAACCCCTTCGGCTGCTGTCTTCCTCGCATGGCACCGCTTGCACACGCCTTGCAGGTTGTGCCGTTCGTTGGTCCCGCCCATGCTCTTCGGTGTGATGTGGTCTACCTGCTGTGTCGCCTCGCGCTTGCAGATGCGGCAGATGGGTTCCTCTGCTCTGACTATCGCAGCCACCGCGTACCACTGGTCGTCGTAACCACGCTCATGCCTGCTCTTCGTGCTGGTGGCCCACGCTGGCGGCTTGGATGTCAGTTGGTGGTGTTCGCAGTAGGATGACCCGGACGCGGCGTATGCCCTGCAACCGGGCTTCCTGCACGCTCTGGGCGGTCTGTTGCTCATGGAGTAAGTTCTCACACGAAAGGAATGATTCTACCGGGTACTTTGCTCATTTCCACCAGGCCCCCGCCCGTTTGCGTACCCATCGGGTCCATAGTTTGTTGGTTGGCTCGTGGCGGGTGTTGTATTCGCGGTAGGTGATGAGGACTAACTCACCCCGCTTGGCTTCTCTTGGCTTCTTTGTTTCGATGACGAGGCCGCGCCCCTTGATTGTGAACCTGTCGTACTTCGGCGCATCCTTGCGCCCCTGTGCGTCCATCGTTCACGCTCCTTTGTCCCATGGTCTGTCCATCACGCCTGTCGGTACGTCGTAGCCCCCGTCTTCCAACGCCTCGAAGTGCATGATGGCCGTGAGATTCCAGACGCACGCGGCAAGGTGGTCTTCGTCGGCATCGCCCGCCCAGTACCGCAGCATGTGCCGAAACGCGGAGTCATAGAACCTGCTGATAGGCTGGCCCTTCTCCCAGTTGCGGTCGCCGTACTTCTTCGCTCCAGCCTCGTAGTGCTTGGCGATGCGAAGCAGGGCTGTCGGCGGGACCAGATCAAACCGCCCTTTGCCCTCGCGCGTGTCGCGCACGCTGCCAGTTGCAAACTCTTCCCGCTTCCCAGAATCCACTACCTGCATTTCTTCCGCTCCTTGAATGTGTGCCTCGTCTTCTGCCCCAACGCGAACTTCATCGCCGCCGTCATTGCTCTAAGCATCCCGTCCCAGTCCAGTTCGCGATCCTGGTACATCTCTGTTTCCATCCGCCCGATTGTGAGTCTCCACCGCATCGGCTCGGACCCTTCGATGTATTCGGCCTTGCACGGCTGGCCTCGCATGGCGGTCTTGGCGACGACTTGCTCTAGCACTCTGGTTGCTACGGGGTCGTGGTGCAGTTCGATTCGTGTTGGTTGTGCTTCCAGCATAGATATTGCAGTCTCGTGTAACCGTCCATCGCTGCCCATATACGCTCGGGGTCGCCGCTTTGCATGGCTTTCTCTAGTTCGGTTGGCTCGCGCTGTCGCAGGCTTGCGTTCTCTAGATGCTTTGCCATGTTCCTAAGTGCTTCTTTGACTTCTGATTGCGGCGTAAGCGAACCGGCCACGCCAGCGGACAAGGCGAGTTGGTGTGGTTTCAATCGCTACCCCCATTCAACATCCTGAGATTCGCCTTGATGTCAGACTCGCGGAACACGGTCACAAGGCCGCACTTGTCATCCATGAACGTCAGCCGCCAAGCACGCTTTCCGTTTGGTCGCCACATGACGCACGCGCCCCGGCCACTTGCAACGCATTTGTCCGACTTGCTGCAAGCCTGTACCCACGCCTCCCACAGTTGTTTGGTCCCCAAGTCCAGCGATTCAACCCGCTTCACCTCTAGGTACACGTTCGGCAGGTCGCGGATAACTACGTCGCGCCCGTCCTCAACGCCCAGCCCTTTCGAGCGCACGGCGTCGAACCCAAGCGAGCAAATGAACGCCGCCGCTTCGCGTTCGCCCTGGCTGCCTTTGCGTTGTGAGTGAGTCACTTGCCCTCCAGTTCTTCAATCGCCGCATCCGCCTCCGCACACGCCTGTTGCAGCCGCTTATATTCCTCTGCCGCGTCGTCTTGATTGACGGGTGGGTAGAAGCATCGCTCGAATCGGTACGCGGCCCTGACCTTCTCGTACGCCTCAATCAACCTGTCAATGTCCGTCCCCTTCATGCTTTCGCCGTGTGCAGCCTTGCGGCCTGCGACGTTCGCGGCGAAGAGGCGGATTCTGTCCATCGCACTCATCTTGCGTTCCTCAGTTCTTCCCTCGCCTGTTCCCAAGTCGCGCAAGGTCCGCCCTGCGCGTACGTCGCATCAACAAACCATTCCTTGATCTTCTTCGGCTTGCACTTGTACCAGTGCCACCAGCCGTTCAACTTGTGAATGCCACCTGCGATGCGGTCGTTGTGGATGTAGCGGGAGTGGTGTTCGTTTAGGGGTTGCCACAATCGGCCCCCTTCCGCGAATCGTGCTTTGCCGAGAGAGCAAGGCAAAGACCGGACACGGCGATCCACCTAGTGAGGCTGTCGGCAAACTCGGCCCGCTCGATCATGCCCGCGAGAAACATCACGTAAACCGCCGCATACGCGATTCCGAGATGGATGAAAAACTCAAGCCAGTATTCTTTGTTGAACATCATGCTAATTGTCCCCCTTCCGCGCCTTCTCAATGAGATCAATAAAATTGACCGGCTTCCGCTTCGACGGATTCACAAAGATCAACTTGCCGCCGAAGTAACCAGCGGCATACGACGCGCACACCAAGAACACGTACCACCCAATCAACACGGCAGTTTCACGTAGGCTTTCCATTGCTCACCCCCTTCCGCGCGTTCTCGATGGCGGCGGTGATTGCCTCAGCCAAACCGGGAACATGCTGGCAGTGATGCTTGATGACGACTTCTTCTGCTGCCAGTTGATCCGCCGTCTTCACCTTCGCCTGCTC